CTCTTAACACTTTAGGTCTTGCTGGCATTTTATGTCCATGCACAGTCATGGTGTATTTTATTTGTTCTAAATATTTAGCTACGCTGCTGCCTGTGTACGTGCTACCATTCTGTGGGTCATATATTCGCAGCTTATCGCCTGCATCCCTGTCTATGCTTACAATATGTCCAGCACTGTGCCTCTTTTTCCACGAAAATTCAAGAGTATATCGCTGTTTGCTTTTTATGTTATTCTCAAGAAAGCTTAAAAACTTTTTAGCAGTTGTTGCAGTATCGTCATACATATATTCGGGGTGCTTACCTGTTGCGGGGTCAATCCAAGCCCGGTTTGTCTGTCTTGAAAGTTTCTCCGATGCTGAGCCTTTCACATTTGGCAAAGCTTGAACATTGTAACCCCTTAGCCTTGCTTCATAAGCCACCACACAACTTTGACAATTTGTCTGATACCCATGACCTTGTTTGAAATTCGGATTCGGTTTCTCGCCATTTGCCTCTTCTCTCGTCATTTCGTTGCCTCGCTTCACCCCTGCTATTTCATCAGGGAATAGCCCTTTGTCTTTTCTCTCTGTTGCTTCTTTTCCTTCAAGCTCTCCAATCTCCTTATCCAGATCAATATACAGCCCATAAGCATGCCTGCAATTCACATGGAAAAGTCCCGCCGCCTTAGCCTCTTCCAGTGTCGGGTATCCTTCCGTTTTCCCCGTGATGCTCAATATCTTTCCCTGCCACGGCACGCATTTTTCGCAGGCTCCCCGGTGAGTGCTTACTTTCGCCAAATCATGCCCCTGCTCTACAAGGCGATTAGCTGTTCCCTGCAGGTGTGCTTCCATACAGACTGTCCGGGCATGCATTTCCGTATAAGTACGCATATTCCACATCCGCCCGGTCCGGTCTTTAAACCCTGTCACGCCCCGCTCTGCCAGCTGCTCCCTAAACCTTCGGGCCGTCTGCTTCCAGGTGTCATAACCAACAACTGTGCCCCTTACGTTCTCAAGAGCAAGCTCCCTGTATATATCGTTCACCTGTCTACCGATCACCTGTACGACATCCTCAAAGCGCTGGTATGCGTTCTCCGCCAACACCTGCGCTGCCTGTTGGTGGATAGCTCCAAAGCCAGCTTTTATAGTTGTTCCGGTATCTTTTAGCATGGCATCGGCAGCCGCAAGCCCCTGGGAGTATACCCGGGGAATAGCTTCAGTGCACCAGGTCCGATTACCTTGCCTGATCTGTTGCAGAATTGCCTCTATGTTCTTTTTCATCTGCGCCAGGTATTCAGTCTTATTGCCCCTTAGTAGCGCTCTGTTCAGTCGGTCAAGTATTTCTCTTTCTGCCTGCTCGTAAAACTTAACCAATCGGTTAATTTCAGCATCACTAAACTGTCTTGCGTCTCTTGGCATTATTCTTCACCTTCTAACTTCTTACGCTCAACTGTATCAGCACGACCTCCCTCGTCTGCAATAGCTTTGCTCCACGCTGCTACCGCAAGTGATAATCGGTGTATGCCATCATAGTCTCGTATAACCCTCATAGCTGCAATCGCAAGGTTGTTGCCTGCCTCTCTCATGCGCTTATTGTCTTTTTCAATCATCTTGATAATATCTTTTGCTATGGGCATTATTCTTCGCCTGCGCCTTCCCCTTCTGCCGGCGGCAGTGTGATAGCCGGCAGTTCTGTACCTCCCTGGACAGAGTGCTCAGCTTGTATGCGCTCAATTTCTTCCTGAAGTGCTTGCCCCTCAAGTCCATAGAGCCGCCTCAATGAGCTTTCAAGGCTAGTTAACCCGGCAGTATATCTCTGCGTCTCATTCTGTGTGAGCTCCTGATCATCGTCCGGCAACCCGTCTTTCCAGTCGATGTGTATGTCGGTTAACTCTACTGCTCCGCTCATGCCTTGCGCTCTTTCAAGCAATGACGCCAGCCAGAGAACTTCTTTCAATGCCGGATCGAATCTCATTCTGATCCGGTTTACCTTCGCCAGTGGCGCCATCATTAACCGCCGTAGCGCAGTACCACTCTCTGCCAGTCCGGCTTTAAGCTGGCCAAAGGCTGCAGCGCTGGTTTCGGAGAGAACATATAGCTGCTCCATGAGCAAATCAATCTGCTTAAACGCTGCCTCAAGTTGGCCATCCCAAGTTACATACCCCGGCGGTTGCTCTCCTTGCCCAACGGGGAAATATTTTCCGCCGCCCCGGTATGTCCATTTGCCAGTTTTCGTGTCCCGTTCAAGTGCCGTATCCGGCCCGTACATATTCGGGTCTGCATGCTTATCAAGTATGCGGCTTATCTGCGCAATACGAACCTCTAGCTCTTGAATTATGCTGTCTAAATCGCTGTAATCATCAAGGCCAGTTACCCTGTCGGTGGTAAGGATGTTATTTACCGGCACAATCAAGAATTCATCTACACCGGTTTCTGTTTCTTCTTGCTCTATAGCCGGGCCGATTATGTTATTCTCAATCTGGTATTTAGCTGTGATTATCCTGCCCTTTTCGTGTATCTCTGTTTGGAGATACTTATTTGTAACGGTCTTGCCCCGTTCCTGGGTGTCCTCTTCATAAGTCCAAGCTAGCACATGTGCCTGAATGTCTTTGATGTTGTCGGGTTTGACCACCGGAAACCATATCGCCGGTTGCTGGCCTTCGATTATGGCTCGGCCGTCATAGCGAATTTTGAATATTCCTGTACCGTAACGACTAACGTCCAAGGCAACCTCATAAGCCACATTAAAGAGACCGTTGTAGTCGATTAGACGTTCAACGGCTTTTTGCTCCTCGCTGTCCTTGTCACCGGCAGAAATCCTCGGTGGTTCCCCTAATAGCAAATCGGCAAACAGCAATGTCAGCCGCTTATGCCAGTTTAGCACCATCTCAAGGGTTGCCTGCTGGTCCTCACGAAGCAGCCGAATCCAGTCCTTATACACCTGCTCATGTTTGCCTTCGAACAGCAGTTTATTTTGCGCATACCTTTCCAGCCGCTCTGCCTCTGTCGGTGGCGGCCACGGCTTTCCAGTGCTAATGAAATCTAAACTTGTAAGCAACTGTTTCCCTCCTTACCAGCCTGGCGGCTTATCCACCGGACATCTGCGGCTGTGTATCATATCTTCACTTAAGCTATACCTAGTTGCGTCAATACTGTGGTTATCCTTATCTGGGAACTGGCTCTTTACGTTCCCGTTACGGTCAGTTTCCAGTGAGTAATTAATAAACTCTCTTCCCGCTAGTGGGCACCTAGTGGGATCAATAATGATCTGCTCTAGATCCTGCAAGAACTTAATGCCAAACTCAACAGACCCCGGCCCTTTCCGGGCGCCACGTATATTCATGCCAAAGCTCCGGAGTTCGTCAATACTCTTTGGCTCGGCGCTGTCGGCAATGGTCCAAACGTCGTTATACCTCTGGGCCTTCTCCCAGAATTGCCGGTTAAATAAGTTGAGGCCGCTTAGTTCGGCGAACAGGTAAAGCCTGCGCCTGGTTCTGTCATAGTGCATCCGCTCGAAGCACAGCGGGTCTACGGCATAGCCAAAGTCAAGTCCCTGCCTGATGCGGTCAAATGCTGCAAGTTCATCCTGTGCAATAATCCGCAGCTCAACATTGTTAAATACCTCAAGGCCGGTACCTACTTCCTCACCCAGATACTCATGCCGGTATGCAGTTTCGTTTGTCTTTTTTAGGTGCTCTGCGTCGGCCAGGAACCGCTCACCTAACCACTCCGGCGGTACGTCAAGGTATGTCGAGTGATGCACCCGCCGTCCCTGCTTCGGGATCTTGGCCTCCTGGTTAACCCAACTGCGCCCGGATTTTGGCGGGTTATACGAGAAAAAGACTATCCGCTTCTTATTCTCTCCCCTGAAAAGGGACTGGAGGATATTGCGGATTTCGTCCATCCCTGCGAACTGGTCAACCTCTTCAAACCAGGCGTATTTGATATAGCCTTTGCCCAGATTGATGGACTTCATTTTTAGCGGATTGTCGGCTGCCTTGAAAACTATCTTCTGCCCGGTTGGAATGTAGATTATCTGCATCGGCGCGACTTG